GAAGGTCTGAAAGAGGCTCGCGAATACTTCCGTCGTAAGTTGGTCGAAATCGGTGTCGTCAAGCCGAATGAGAAGGAAGCCGAAGCGCTCATGTCCGCGATGCAGAATAAGCGTCCGGATCCGAATACCATCTACCTGGAAGCCGCAGCACAAGAAGCTGTCGCCAAGGCCGAGAAGGCCAGGGCGGATGTTGTCAATACCGTAGCCGATGCTCGGCTCAAGCAAGCGAAAACGGCTGAAATCGAATCCAATATCCAATTGGATTCTGACCGAGCGACTCTCGATGCCATCGAGTCGATTCGTCAAACCACAATGGGAGTTCGATGATGGACCCGCGTGTCAGAGATCTGGCCTTTGGTGCCGCGTTGAATTCGATCCTGCAATCAGCAGGGATGGGAACAAATGTCGGTTCTGAATTGCGTCGAATCGGAACACTTCCTCCTCCAACACCTCCGACCACACCTGTTCCTCCGACCGCACCTGTTTCTTCATCTGATATCACGATATCGATGACCGGCGATGGATCTTACCAACAAGATTCATTCGGCGGTACCACTGGGGGTGGTATACTGTCGGGCAATCCACAAACCGGCGTTGTGGATGAAGCCGGTGTGCCGCTCACTGTCGGTGACATTATCGGACGCGGTGTCAATGTCATCGGATTTTTATCCAACCCGCTGAGTTTCGCCGCCGGATATGCACTTACCGGAAGGACGATGGGTCAGGCAGTCAAAGGTATGATGACCCCAGTCGAAACCGCACAACCCACTATATCTCTCGCCCAGATAGCGTTGGATATGGCACAACAGACTGGTCTGACCCCCAGTGAAGCCATGTCCATATTGACCGGTGGGTCTCACGTAGAACAATCCGGTACCCCGTCCCTAGCTAATGACACTGGTGCTGTTGACGTCGGCACTGGTGCTGACATTTCGAGTGCGGGAATCGGTGATTCCGTATCTGGCGTTTCCACTGGCGGTGGAGTCGGTGTGATGTAAACAGGTAACCAGCCAACCTGAATTAATGGCTGAGAGGAGTAATCATGAGTTCCGAAGTCGAAATCGAAGTTGAGGCGCCTGCTGCCGCAGAGATTCCTGCGTCGTCCTCCGTCGCAGAAGTTCCGCGAGAATCTGGTCAAGAATCGGAATCTGACGAAGATCAGACCCTCGTCACGATCGACGATCAGCCGATCAACCAAGCCGATGATTCCGAAAACAAAGCCCCAGCTGCTGAATGGGTCCGAGAGCTTCGAAAGCAGCATCGAGAAGCTCAACGGAAGTTGAAAGAACAAGAAGCTGAGCTTCAACGTTTGAAAGCTCCTGCTCAAGTTCAACCGACAATCACCACCAAACCACGGCTTGAAGATTTCGATTTCGATACCGACAAGTATGAAGCTGCTCTATTGAACTGGCATGAACACAAAAAGCAGATCGATGATCTGGAAGCCCAAGCCAAGCAGACAGAAGAACAACAAAAACGCAATTGGGCACAGCGACTTGAAGTCTACGGCACTTCAAAGCAGTCTTTGAAGTTGGAGGACTATGATCAGGCTGAGGATGTTGTCCAACAAAATCTGAATGTCGTCCAACAAGGTATCATTATCCAGGGCGCTGAAAATCCAGCTGCTGTGGTGTACGTACTTGGCAAAGATCCGACCAAAGCCAAAGAGTTTGCCGCGATCAAAGATCCAGTGAAATTCGCCATCGCAATCGGAAAACTGGAGACGAAGTTGAAAGTCACAAATCGCAAAGCACCCCCTCCGCCCCCCACCACGATTCGCGGTAACGCGAGCATCTCCGGTACGGTTGACTCCCATTTGGAGCGATTGCGAGCAGAAGCGGAGCGTACTGGTGATTACACCAAAGTCCATCAGTACCGACAACAGAAAAAGGACTCTTCTAGGAGGGGTTGACAGAAATATGGCGGCTGGTATAGAATCCATGCATTCGGTTTCGCCAGCCACCAAATCGGCAGTACCAAAATCACGAGCGGCCACCGGCTCTAACGGGTGAGTATCAGGCGCGGTCCTAACCGCATCAGTCACTCATCTGTTCTCAGGAGTCACAAATGGCCAATTCGTTTTCCAAGGAAGAGCGCGTCGCGTTCGAAGACCTCCTCGAAGGCTTCAATGACGCGCTGGTTCTCAGCAAGAACGTCTCGATGTACCGCACCAACTCCACCGAGATGGCGCGGACCAACGACATCATCTGGCGTCCCCAGCCGTACATTGCCCAGTCCTACGACGGCATGGACCAGTCGCTGAACTTCCAGAACATGACGCAGTTGAGCGTCCCCGCCACGCTGGGCTTCAAGAAGTCCGTGCCTTGGATCATGGACGCGCTGGAACTGCGCGATGCGCTGCAAGAGGGCCGCCTTGGCGACTCTGCCAAGCAAAAGCTCGCCTCGGACATCAACCTGGCGATCATGGCGGTTGCAGCCAATCAAGGCTCGCTGGTGGTGCCCATTGGCACCGATGCCGGCACTTATGACGATGTGGCTGCGTGCGACACGATCATGAACGAGCAGGGCGTGCAGGCGTTTGACCGCTACCTGGGCCTGTCCAGCCGCGACTACAACGGCATGGCCGGCAACCTGGCAACGGCAACCCGTTCGTTCGGCAACCAGATCAGCGACCAGGCTTACCGCCGTGGTTTCGTTGGCACGGTGGCCGGGTTCCAGACGTACAAGTTCGACTACGCCAACCGCATCCGCGCGGCGGGCGGCACGGACCCGACGATTGACACCCGCGCCTCGGCCAACAACTACTGGGTTCCGGTGGCCACCTCAGTGGCAACCACGGGCGAGTCGTCCAACGTTGACAACCGCTTCCAGACGATCACCCATTCCTCGGTCACGACGGAACTGGCTGCTGGCGACGCCATCACGATCTCTGGCGTCGAGGCGGTGCATCACATCACCAAGCAGTCCACGGGCGAACTGAAGACCTTCCGGATCGTTCAACGCCTGACCGCGACCACCTCGGTGATCACCCCGCCGATCATCTCGGCCCAGGGCGGCACCGATGCGGAACTGCAGTACCAGAACTGCATTGTCACCCCGGCCGCTTCCGCGACCATGGACCGTCTGAACATCGTCGCCGCGCCGATCAACTGCTTCTGGCAGAAGGATGCGCTGGAAATCCTGCCGGGGCGCTACGCCGTGCCGACCGATGCGGGTGCCGCAGTGATGCGCGCCAGCACCGATCAGGGCATCGAACTGGTGATGCAGAAGCAGTACGACGTCAACACCATGAAGACGAAGTACCGCCTCGACACCCTGTTCGGCGTGGTCAACAAGCAGCCCGAAATGAGCGGCATCCTGCTGTTCGGGCAGTCCGTCGGTCCGTGATGAGAGGGGCTTCGGCCCCTTTCTTGTCCACCACATCCTGGAGTACACCATCATGTCCAATTCCATCATTGCGTTGCAGGGCACTGCCACCGTGACGCTGACCGCAAACCAGAGCATCGCTCTGAACAGCCCGACCGAGACGATTGTTTTTGAACAGGTCGGGTTTCCCAACTACCCGTTGCAAGACGATCTCGAATCGACGTTTACCGGCTACAAGGTCCTCGGTCCGTATGCCTCTGGCGCGACGCTGATCGTCAACGCCGGCGCTGCCGAAGTGACGTATCAAGTCGGCATCGCCCCCGTGGTGTTCGGCTCCAACTACCAAGCCACCCCGACCACGCAGAACTCGGCCGCCACGCTGACGACTGCCAAAGTCATGTCGGGTCTGATCACCACGACCCAGACCACTGGCGCCACCATCGCCGTGCTGTTGCCCAATGGCGCGGACATGGAACTGGCCGCCCAGTTCGATGTGGGCGACTACTTTGACTGGGTGCTGGTCAACCTGTCGACCGGAAGCAACACGGTGACGATTACCAACGCTTCGTCCGGCAACAACATCAACGGCAATGCCGTTGTTGCCGTGACTTCCAGCGCCAGGTTCCGCACCTACAAGACCGCCACCGACACCTTTGCCACCTACCGCATCGCCTGACGCAAGGCAATGCAATCAGCGCGGGCGGTGGTGACAAGCTGCCGTCCGCGTTTTCACATCAGGAGAACACCATGCCCATGAAGCAAGGCTACGGCAAGAAGACGATGAGCGAGAACATCTCCAAGGAGATGAAGGCCGGCAAGCCGCAGAAGCAGGCCGTGGCGATTGCGCTGAACACGGCTCGCACAGCGGCCATGAAGGCCGGCAAGCCCGGTAAGGCGCCACCGATGAAGAAGCGTGGTTGAAATCTGTCATGGGCTACAGCAAGCGCCAGTTCGTTGAGGCGGCTTTCGAGGAGATCGGCCTCGCGGCGTATGCCTTCGACATCCAACCCCAGCAGCTGGAGTCAGCCTTGCGACGCCTCGATGCCATGATGGCCGAGTGGAACGCCAAGGGCATCCGCTTGGCCTATCCGCTGCCGTCCAGCCCGCAGTTCAGCGACATCAACGCCGAGTCCGAGGTGCCCGACAGCGCCAACGAAGCCATCATCACCAACCTTGGCATCCGTCTGGCTGCTGGCTACGGGAAAACCCTGATGCCGCAGACCATGATGGCCGCCAAGCAGGCGTACAACACGCTGCTGTCTCGCGCAGCCATGCCGATGGAGCAACAATTCCCCGACACGCTACCAGCGGGCGCAGGCAACAAGCCCTGGCGCATCTACGACGATCCCTTCTTGCCGGCCCCGGTGGACCCGATCACGGTCGGCACGGACGGCCCGCTCGCATTCAACTGAGGCCGCACCATGCCACAGATCTACCAACTCTCGCTGTTGTCGCAGGTCAGTGCTGGCGACCAGATCCCCGTTTACTCGCCGCAAAACGGCGACTCTCGCCGCCTGCCGATGTCGGCTCTGCTGTCGTACTTCCAGCAGCAGTTCGCCGCGCCCACGCTGGCCACGAACATCTACGTGCCGACGACGGGTTTTTCCATCGCCGCGCCCACCCCGGTTGCGCAGCAGCAGTGGATCCTGCTTCAGCCTGCCGGCACGCTGGCCTCGGGCACCGTGGTGCTGCCGCTGAACACAGCCACACCCGATGGCACCGAGGTGCTGATCACCACCACCCAGCAGATCACGGCGTTCACGCTGGGGCTGAATGGCGCTGCCGCAGCATTCGGTGACCCGACCACGCTGGCTGCGGAGGATTTCTTCCGCATGCGCTTCGTGCAGGCCACGAACTCTTGGTATCGGATCGCGTGATGGCAAAGTCCCCGGCTTGGACGCGCGCAGAGGGCAAGAACCCGAAGGGCGGCCTCAACGCCAAGGGCCGCGCATCGGCCAAGGCGCAGGGCATGAATCTGAAACCTCCTGCGCCGAATCCGAAGACCGAGAAGGATGCTGCTCGGCGCAAGTCGTTCTGTGCTCGCATGGAGGGCATGAAGAAGAAGCTCACCAGCGAGAAGACCGCCAAAGACCCGAACTCGCGCATCAACAAGTCGTTGCGGGCCTGGAACTGCTGATCAAGGAATACCGAAATGCCTGCAACCTCGATCCAATCGCCGTTCCCGATTTTCACGGATATTGATGGTCAGCCTCTTGAACAGGGCCAGGTGTGGCTTGGCACTGCGGGCAATAACCCGATTTCCTCGCCCATCACGGCCTATTGGGATGCGGCTCTGACCCAGGTTGTCACGCAGCCGGTGACCACACGCGGCGGCTACCCCATGAACGGCTCTGCCGTGGGGCGGCTGTATGTGAACTCTGACTTCAGTATCCTGGTGCGCAATCGCAGTGGGTATGACGTTTTGTCGGCGTTGAGTGCAACCGAGCGGTATGACAGCAGCCTGGTTACGTTTGTGCAGGCTGGTGCTGGGGCTGTGGTGCGCACGGCGCAGGCCAAGATGCGCGAGACAGTGAGTGTGAAGGACTTCGGGGCGGTGGGGGATGGGGTTGCGGATGATACGGCGGCGATTCAAGCGGCCATCGCATCGCTTGGAAGCAACGGTGGTACGGTGTTTTTCCCAACTGGTCGTTACAAGACCACAGCAAAAATTACGGTTTCAACGCCAGTTCGTATTGTTGGCACGGGGCGCGGGTCTAACGGCGGTGTTCACAAATGTGAGATTGTAAAAACCGGCAGTTATACAGCGATTGAGTTTGTTGTGGGCGCCGCATGGGGAGGTATTCAAGACATCTCGATCGGATCGTCCAATGCCGCTTTCACTGGTGACGGTTTGTACATTAGCAGCGGCAGAATCGACGTTAATCGAATTTCGATTACGAACCAGGGCACTATGGGCCTCAACATATATGATGCCAACTGCTCTAATTTTTCCAATGTGTATATTTTTAATTGCACGGTTGGCGTTTATATAAATGGAGCCACGCCTCCAGACACCAATGGGATGACGTTGGTGAACTTCGACATTCTGTCGAGTCGTCAAGACGGCATTTATGTTGTCAACGCTATTGCAAACTGTTTTGTCGGGATGACCATTCAAGGCAGCGCGCGATACGGAATTTTCATTCTTTCTGATCGAAATTTGTTTTACGGCACTTACAGCGAAAACAATGCCGGTGGAGCGTTGGCGTTTGGCGGCAGCGCAGATTTTAATTTTGTGGATTTTACTGTCGCAGAGGATCTTGGTGTTGTATCAAGCCCGACAGGTAATAACGGTTGGAGGCGAACAGGAGATAACACGGTACTTCCCAATGGCATTGGTTTCAAAATGCCGAGCGCCGCTCCTAAAGCTGGTATGACCAGTCAAACCCTCGCTTATTATGAGGAAGGTACATGGACGCCTACGCAGGGTGGTGGCGTGACAGTTGTGGGCACGTTCAGTTCCAGCGGAAGATACTTGCGCGTAGGCAACATGGTCACACTTTCCGGCCGCATCTCTGGAACTACATCAGTGGCACTATCCGCTGGCGGAATCATAACCAATGCAATTCCATGGGCCACGCTTGCGTCTGGCACCGGCGTTGCTGTTGACAGCACAACTGTTAAGTCGGCGACTCTCATCGTGTACTCCGGGTCTTTCAACTTATACGCTGCGCAGGCAATTACAGCGTCACCGTTCATTGATTTTTCGATCACGTATCTGGTGTCGTGATTTTGTGGTGAGGCCCCATGACCCCCCGACCCGCCCCCCACCTAATCTGCTGGTTTCTGCGCACGCCGTAGCCCATGCCCCAAATCCCCATCCTTTCCGGCGTCTTCACCGACAACGGCCCTGACGTCCGCACCTCGTACCCGGTCAACCTGGTGCCGGTGCCCAAGACTAGCGGCGTGAGCCAGGAATACCTGCGTCCCGCTGACGGCCTGGTGGCAAACGGCGGGGGGCCTGGGCCAGACAGGGGTGGGATCTACTGGAACGGCATCCTGTACCGCGTAATGGGCAGCAAACTCGTTACGGTCAGCGTCTCTGGTACGGTCACGGTGCTGGGCGATGTTGGCAACGACGGCAAGCGCGCGACGCTGGACTACAGCTTTGATCTGCTGGGCATTGCGTCCAACGGCAACCTGTTCTTCTGGGATCCGGTTGCCGGCACGCTGACGCAGAACACCGACCCCGACTTGGGTACGGTAATTGATGTCGTCTGGGTTGATGGCTACTGGATGACGACGGACGGAGAGTTCCTGATCGTCACCGACCTGACGAACCCACTGTCGGTGAACCCGCTGAAGTACGGCAGCAGCGAGGTGGACCCCGACCCCGTGGTGGCGCTGCTGAAGGTGCGCAACGAGGTTTACGCGTTGAACACGCACACCATCGAAGTGTTCGACAACGTGGGCGGGGATTTCTTCCCGTTCCAACGCATCGACGGCGCCCAGATCGAGAAAGGCGCGGCCGGCACGCACGCCTGCTGTGTGTTCGCAGAGGCTGTGGCGTTTCTGGGCGCCGGCTTCAATGAGTCGCCGGGGATTTACATCGGCTCCAACGCCAACGCGCAGAAGATCTCCACGCAGGAAATCGACCATATCCTCGAGGACTACACCGAAGCCCAGCTTTCCACCGTTCTGCTGGAGGCTCGCAACGACCGCACGCACCAGCACCTGTACGTACACCTCCCGGATCGCACGCTGGTGTACGACTACGCCGCCAGCCAGGCCACGCAGCAGCAAGTGTGGTTCGTGCTGACCAGCAGCGTGATGGGCTTTTCGCGCTACCGCGCTGTTGGCTTCGTGTGGGCCTTCGACCGCTGGAACATCGGAGATCCGACGTCAAGCGCGGTGGGCTACACCACCGACACTGCGGGGCACCACTACGGCCTGCCGGTGCGGTGGGAATTCGGCACCCAGATGGTCTACAACGGCGGCAAGGGCGCCGTCATCCACGAACTTGAGCTCGTCGCACTCACCGGCCGCGTGGCGCTTGGCGTTGCGCCGCAGATTTCGACCAGCTACTCGGTTGACGGCCAGACGTGGAGCCAGGACCGCTACATCGCTGCCGGCATGATCGGCAACTCGCTCAAGCGCCTGGTGTGGTGGCAGCAGGGCTTCATGCGCAATTTCCGCATTCAGCGCTTCCAGGGCGACTCGACGGCACATATCTCGTTCATGCGCCTCGAAGCCCAGATCGAACCCTTGGCGTACTGACGGCATGGCCACGCAACGCCTCAATCTCACGCGCGATCAGCTCGCCACGTTCCTCAAGGATCACGAGCAGATCAAGCAGTTCGAGGCGCTGTTCCGCGTCGCGGATCAGATCGCGCCTGACGTCGTCAACGAGGTGTCCACTGCCGCTGCCAGCGCCCAATCCACCGCCGTCCAGGCCGTGGGCATGGCCCTGCAGTTCGCGCAGGATGCCGCCGTGTGCTGTGCTGCAGCCGAAGCCAAGGCTCAAGAGGCGCTGGACCGCCTGACGGCACTGGAACGCGATGCCGCCATCAACGCAGCCGAAGCCCGGGCTCAGGAGGCTATCGACCGCGTCTCCACGCTGGAGCAGGACGCCGCAACACGCATCGCCGCAGCCGAGGCACTGTCCAATCAGGCGCTCACGCTGCTGGCGGGCCTGCGTGGCGACGTCGAGGGCCTGCAGTCTGCGCCCCCCGACCGCGAATTCAAGCGATCACGCTACGGGTCGTTCTACGACACCACCACGCAGACGGCGACCGTGATCAACACGGCCACCGCGATCACGTTCAACACGACGGACCTGAGCAACGGCGTATATCTCGGCACGCCGACGTCGCGTATCTACGTTGACACTGGTGGGATCTACAACTTTCAGACTAGCATTCAACTCGACAGCACCGTCGCTACAGCGCAGGAGTTTTACCTCTGGTTCCGCTTGAATGGCGTCGACGTCACCAATTCTGCGAGTCAGATGCGAGTGCAGGGCAACAATGCCGAGATATTCGTGGCGCTGAACTACTTCTTCAATTTGAAGGCTGGCGATTACGTCGAGTTGATGTTCAGCGTAAGCAATCTCGGAGTTCAACTGCTGGCCGCTGGAGCGGTTGCTCCGCATCCAGGCATTCCTTCTATCATTCTCACCGTTGCCAACAACATCGAGGGTATCCAATGACTGTCACCGTCAAGGTACTGGTCCCGCCTCTGCAGATGCAGAACTCGCAGACCACGCAATACACCGCCACAGCCGCCAAGGCCATCATCGACAAGGCCACGGTGACGAACACCGATACGGTGAACCGCACGTTCAGCGTGAACCTGGTGACGTCTGGCGGCTCTGCCGGCAACTCGAACCTCGTGATCGACGACCGTACCGTCGTGCCGGGTGAAACCTACCTGTGCCCGGAATTGGTGGGCCAGGCGCTGGAGTCTGGCGGGTTCATCAGCACCATCGCCAGTGCCGCAACGGCGCTGACGCTGCGTGTTTCTGGCCGCGAAATCACCTGACGAGGCAAGCATGGAAGACGCCGAAATGCCTGATATGATGATCCTCGGCATTGGTGGAGGCATCCCCGAGGCGTTTCTGACGCCATCCGAAAACAGGCGCAATACCCAGACCGCCATTCGTGATTGGATGCTCGGACCAGAGAAACCGACCAATGAGCCCGGTGCCAACAAGCCGTATTGGGTGGCGTTGGGCAAGGCCATGCGAGTGGATGAACGCGAAGCCCGCCGCCGCCGCTGCTCGAATTGCGAGTACTATGACAACTCGGTCGAGAAACAAGTGCAGATGATGGCGATCCCATGGAACGAGTGGGACGTCGACGCCGGGTTTCGCGGACATTGCACCAAACTCGATTTCATCTGCCACGATCTGCGGGCTTGCCAGGTATGGGAAGAACGCGAGTTCGAGGAACAAGACTGATTGATCGATAGGACACAATCATGGCACTCGGATGGATGGACCTTTTAGTACTTGGTGGCACCCAGCTTCTGAGTGGATATCTTCAGTCGGAAGCTGCGCAAGAAGCGGGAGGTCTTCAAAGCGCGGCGGCTCTGGCCGGAATTGAAGAACAACGTCAACGATTCCAGCAAATTCAAGAGGCTCTCAAGCCGTATCGCGAAGCTGGTATCGTCGCAATCGGTGGTCTGGCCCCTTATGCCGAAGCCGGTGCACCCGCTCTAGAACAACAACAGGCCATCATGGGCCTGTTGGGCCCCGAGCGCCAGCAAGCTGCTATTCGCGGCATCAGTGAAGGAGCTGGTTTTCAAGAAACTGTCAGACAAGGCGAAGAAGCTCTTTTATCCCGGGCTTCTGCCACTGGTGGCTTGAGGGGTGGTAACATTCAGGCTGCTTTGGCTCAATTCCGGCCAGAATTACTTCAACGAGCTATCGAACAACAATACACCAGACTCGGTGGGATGACAGACATGGGCCGCCAGACTCTGCAAAACCTGCTTCAGCAAGGTCAAGCGTCGGCGGCGGGTACCGGCACTGCTGCTTTGCAAACTGGTTCTACTGTTTCCAACTTGCTGCAACAACAAGGTGCTGCGCAAGCCGGGACGGCCCTGGCCCAAGGTCGGGCATATAGTGGACTATTGAATCTGCCGAGTCAATTGGCCGGTATCAAGATCGGGGCTGGTGGTACGGGTTCTTTGTTCGACTGAGGTAATCATGGCTATCGTTCAACCCTTTAACTACATCCAACAAGAACAAGCCAATCCCTTACTGCAAGGGATTCAGGTCGGGGCAACGATGGCTCAAGCCCAAGCTATGCGTCAGCAAGCGGAGGCGAAAGCAGCTGAAGTAGCGGCCGAAGAACGTCGTCGTCGTGAATACCAAGCAGAACGGGCACGATTTTTCGCTTTGGGAAAACCCACGACGATGGACGTTCTTCGATTTGCTGAGTCAATGCCGCCTGATGTTCAGAAAAACATCGGCAGTATGCTTGGTGAGATTCCAAAGACTCAGAAGACCGCATATATGCGGGACATGGGACAAGTAGTATCCGCGATCGAAGCCGGTGATGTCAGCACTGCGACCAACTTGCTGCGCGAAAGAGGTCGCGCAAACCCTGACGAATCTGCCTCGGCTGATCGCCTTGCGTCGATGATCGAACGTGATCCCACGAATGCGATGAAGCTCATCGCTCCGGTGCTCGCCGTGGATGAAGACGGCCAAAAGATGTTGAAGTCTGTAGCTGAAGCCGCTGAAGCTCGGCGTACGGCGACTGACTTTCCGCGCTTGATGGCACAACGTGCGGCAGAACTGGCCAAGGCCGGATCTGATGCCGAAAAAGCCGCCGTGGAAGCAAAATACGCTGAACGTCTCGCCAGAGCGAACATCACGAAACTCGAAGCTGATGGCCAGCCGGTTCAATTCGAAGTTCTGAACGCAGAACAATTCAACAAAGAATTCGGTGGAGGTGCTGCACCGAATACTGTTTACAAACGCAACAAGAAAACTGGTGAGATTTCGGCGATCGGCGGGGCCGGTGTCACTGTCAAATTACCGGAAACGATCGGTAATATCCCGCCGGATTATACTTTGGTACGTGATCCCGAAGGTCGTCCTCTTCGTTTCGATGTGATCCCTGGTTCTGCAACTGCCAGAAAACTTGAAGCAGAATCCAGAGCCACCACGGCGAAAGAAACGACCGCCGGATTGACCGGCATGATCGTCACAGATGAAATCAATCGTCTTCGGAAACTGATCAAGAATGAGAGTGTTTTCAATCCAGTGACAGGACTTTCTGGCCGTGCCGCCGAAAAGGTGCTTGGGTCAGCGCGAATCGCTGCCCAAGGCAATATCGACACGATCGTCGCGAACATTGGTTTCGACCGATTGGCGGCGATGAGGCAAGAATCTCCAACGGGTGGGGCGCTCGGTAATATCACGGAGCGTGAATTGGCGTTCCTGCAGTCTGTCCTTGGTAAACTGACCTTGGACATGGATTCGAAACCCTTGCTCGAGAATCTGGATCGAATCCAGAAAATTTACGAGAAGGCCGCTGCCTATCCCAATGCAGCCAAATTCGGGTTCGCCAGGATCGCCGGAGAAACTCCCGCTCCCGCTCCCGCTCCCGCTCCCGCTCCCGCTCCCGCTCCCGCTCCCGCTCCCGCTCCCGCTCCCGCTCCCGCTCCCGCTGTCGCCGCGCCAGTGTCGACGTCTAATGTCGCCACTCCGGTGTTGACAAGACCGGCCCCAGCACCGGCCCCAGCACCGGCCCCAACACCTGCGCCGGCTCCTGCACAACTGGTCACCACCGCCATCACCGACCGACAGATCATCGATGCAGTAAAACAACAGGGAGCAATGGGCTATATTCGAGCGCTGATCGGCGAAAGACCTTCGGTCGGCACTCCAGAGTTCCGATCATATATGGATCGAAGCCGTGAATTGTTGCAGCGGTATGATGATCTGAACGCGAAAGGCGCATTTAGGTCTGCCCCAACTGCGCCGGCTCAGCGTCCTTCACTTGGTGAGATCATGGGTACGACTCCACCAGCCCAACGTCCTTCTTTGGACCAGATCTTCGGGAGATAATCATGGCTGAGATGCGTGCGAAGATCGAACAGGCGCGAAAAGCCAATTATTCAGATGCGGAGATCGTTCAATTTCTATCGACTTCTGATCCGCGAATCAATCAAGCGATCAACGCTGGGTATACCCCCACACAAGTCGTTGATTTCTTGATGACGAGTCAGCCAACCACTCGTCCGCAACCGCAACCGCAACCGCAACCGCAACCGCAACCGCAACCGCAACCGCAACCGCAACCGCAACCGCAACCGCAACCGCAACCGCAACCGCAACCGC